GCAACTGGGCGAGACAGCGTGAATGCGGTCGTACTACCGTTACCACTGAAGTAATCAATGGCTGGGGTGAAAGCCTGAGTTGTTGCAGTATTGCCTATGTAACTCATGTTATTTGCAGTACAGAGAGAATGAAGTCAGCAGATGTTGCAGCACTAGACACCACTACAAAAGCATCGCTAGTGTTTAACACTAACTTACCATCTGATCCAAACAACGCTAGTGATCCGCCTACAGGCACCGTAGCGCCTTTAACAAGGTAGTAGTTAGCAGCAGATACTGTTAGATACACATCAACAGTAATAGGGCTTGTAGTTGTATTGGAAGCTGTTAGTCCAATCACCGTAGTCTGTGTTGATGCACCCGCAGTAACCATCGTTACCGGAGATGTACCGACTGCTCGGTTGATGTAGCGTGTGAATGTATTTGCCATGTCTTATCCTAAGGCGATTGCCATTGCGACTGCCGTACCAGCAGGATCAACCTGTAAATTAGTCTGTGCCGCTGCAACCGTTGTTCCACCTGTACCGCCGTTAGCAAGAGGCAGAGTACCTGTGACACCAGTAGAAAGCGGTAACCCTGTAGCATTAGTCAGAGTACCAGAGGCAGGCGTACCTAACGCCCCCCCAGTTTGATACTTGTCTGTGTTTAAGTTGCTAAAGTTTGTATCGACCTCCGTGTTGGTCAACGGAGACCCTTTAACCGAACGAAGAACGATGGTTGACATTAACTAATCCTTAGCTGACAGTGATTGTCCAAGTGATGCTCATTGCATCGTTTGCGCCCTTGTTGACAACTGAGAACACTGTGCGGCAAAGCATTGTGCCTGCGCTAGCTGCGTTGAACGTGCCTGCTTCAGTAACAGCGCCTGTACCTGTGCCAGCTGGGAAGCTTGCTACATACGCAATAGAGTTTGTAGTTACAGTAGTTGAAGTCAGTGTTACACGTGAACCAGAGATGGCTGTCTGCAATGTAGTGTCACCAACAGCGGCTGCTGTAGTTCCAGTTCCAAGTTCCATGTGTGTCATGGCAGTTGCCGTTGCATCTTTCATGCGCGACGCAATGTAGTTTTTACCTGTAGTGACAACGAGGTTTTTAATCTCGCGGGAATCCTTTATGGCTCCGTCTGCGCCGATGATGTCAATCTTGACGTCACCAGTAATTTTGATGCTATCGTTTATCATGAACTACTCCTGTTTAGAAAGTGTATGAAGCGCCTACATAATCAGTCAAGAAATATGTTGGGTCAGAATAATCTTGAATTAAGATAACCCCTGCCTCAGTGAAAGAAAAAGAATCTGTTTTACCAAGCGCGGGACTCAACTGAGTGGCATCGCTTTGCCCAAATGAATCTGCAAACGCCGTACTAAAACTTGTGGCTAGATTATCCACTAAAGTCGCGCTGTCAGTGTATGCGCCAGAGAAGGAAATAGCAAGAAGGTCCGACTCTGAAACTGAGTCTGATTTAGACTGGGAGACAGAAGACACCGTAGCGTCCGTAAAAGATACGCTATCAGAATAGGCCGGGACAACCGTAACTATTGCTCCATCGCTAACTGTGGCTACGTTGTTGGTGTAGTCATCAAACTGGAAAGCAATACCGTCGCCAACATCCGCTAAGTCGTTTAGAGCAAAAGAATCAGCTAGCGCCTTACTTATTGAGTTAGCAACCGTATCACTCGTAGCAAATGTATCTGAATAAGCTGGGCTGACAAGAAGTGTCTTTGCATCTACCAGACTAGCTGTATCAGCAAAATCACGGATAAAGATCAGAACCGTTACTACGGTATCTCCAATCGTTGCCGAGTCCGACAGACCTTTACCGGTGTTTAATACTGAGCTATCGCTTACTGCAAACGCATCAGCATCTGCCGTTTTACTCGTATTTAGGCTAGCTGAATCAGCAACGCTAAAGACATCTGTGGTGTACTTGAACCGGCCTGTTGTATCTAGATACGCGCTTACAGCTAAGAGAATGTAGGCAACTTCAGCTACAGGGTAAACCCTAGTAAGTCCTACTACTGGAACAACCGTAGATACGCTTGCCCGCAGTTTTACCGAAGCAACTGCCGCAGAAGTGCTATTGCCGGTGATTCGTGCGACCATTAAAAGTCACTCCGCACCTTGAACTTTAGTAGGTCATACACGGTTTGAATTTGGCCATCAGAAAACGTAATTTGAATTTCGCCTTCGTAGTCACCAGCGGCACCGGTCAACATCTCAGGAGCAGAAGCAGGATAGAACGCAACAACACCATTGGGACCATCAGTTACTGTTCCAGTTACAGTGGCTTGTAAGGTTGTCGAACCAGCAGCGCGAAACTTCAAAAGAACCGTAGCCCCAGTAAGTGCTACAACAGCACCAGTGGTATCGTCTGTAATTGTGCACACCAGCGCGGGGCGGGTGTCATCTTGAACAAGTTTGATTTTATCGGTCATACGAACCTCTGGAATTCTACGTTCACTGATGTACGGGTTAACCCTTTATATACACGTGTGCGTACTTCACCGATTGCATCGTAAAACCTCTTGGTGTACTCCATAGAAGTCTTCGGATCGTAGTAAGGCTGATTGGGTGTGTTGTACAAACGTGCGCGTGCGCCGTAAGAAATATGTTCTAAAAAGCGCTCAAATAACTCGTCATCAACTGTAGTAGACGCCCGCTTCGGAGCAATCGCAGCTTTTACGTTTAGCTTGTTTGCTTCTGTAACCGTTGGTTTAGTTACTAATCGAATTTCACCAGCTCTGGTACGAAAGTAATAGTAAGGGTTTCCACTTAGATTTTCCCAGTTTGACGTGCGGTAAATCTGATTAAGTTGTTCTTGCGACTTAGGGATCAAGAGTTGGTCTCCGTAGTACGCCTGCATGATTTCCACTACTTTGTAGTTGCTATCGTTAGCATCAAGGTCATACAGCCCAATGTTTATAAGTCCTGTAATTGGATCAAGGTTTTCTTGGAGGTAATGGGTCTCTTCGCAGAACTCGATGCACGCATTGCGAATAGCCTGCACCGCCACGATCTCGGGCACGTCATGCACATATGGCATGACTTCCGGCAAAAAGACTTCGTATGAAACTGCGGTCATGCTGAGGTACTTCCACGAGTGGCGGGATTAGGCGGATTGAGCGCCTGCGATGGGTCGTTAGAGATTTCAGACTGTGTTTTACCTTGAACCGCAGCAACGAATGTAGCCATGTAGCTCTGAGACAACTGCACGCCCGGAGCGTATTCAGCGTCTTTACTACAAGCGCGGTACAGGATGTAATCCACTAAAGCGGACTGGAACACATCAAAAATTGGAATGACTGCCGATTCAGAAGTCAAGTCAGCTGGCTGTGCAGAATAATTGATCTCAACCTTCTGCGTGCCTGTATTTGGGGGGTACACGTAAAACGCCAACTGATCTTGGTTGGTGTACATGTAGTTACGAACTTCTGCTGTAGCAGTAGCCGTGTGCCAGTTCGGGTTAAAGTTATCCAATATTTCACGAGAAATAATACGGATAGCACGACCGGGTGTCGACCCAGTAGTTCCCATATTTCTGTAGATGTTGAGTAGCAGCCAGCCGTCGTTTGGAATGTATTGTCGAGTGCCAGCCTGTAATGAAATTACAGACGTCGTCGATGAAGCGCTTGGCTGAATGAGTACGATTTGGCGCATTCCATCGTTGAGCCACGATAGCAATTCGGCTCGCGTCCAACGGATGTTGGTCAAGTCGATTAACTGAATCGAAGCTTTATCAATAATGGTTTTCGCGGTTACCGTACCCATGCAACTTCTTTCAAGTAATAGGGGCCGAAGCCCCTATTTGATTAGGCCGAGATCATGGCATACCAGTTCAAGCCATCAGCAGTTACATAACGAGCACATTTAGAAACGGCTTGTGAGTAAGATGCGTTGGCTGAACCGCCATTGATGGTTCCACCGACTGGTGGGAACACGATCAAAGCGTTGGTAGCTTGGCCATTCATTACCAAAATGTCGGCAGCACTTGAGTTATTGGGCAAAATTGCTGCGCCAGTAGAGGCAACGGTAGAAAAGACAGTGATATCTGCGGTGATTGCAGTAGCAGTAGCTTGAGTAGTAGCGTTTGCTGTTTGGCCAGTCAAAACGTCACCAATAATTAACTGCTGAGTGGCTTCACCCCAGATACCTTGTCCGACGATTTTATATTCTTGAGACATGATAAATCCTATGTGTAATGGTTTAAAGAGATAGGGCCGAAGCCCCACCTGTACTATTAACCTGCGACAACCAAGAGTGCCAAACCTTTAGGCTGAGCAACTTGAGTACCGTACACGTTCAGACCGCGGACCAATGTGCCGAAGTCGTTAGGGTTTTGCAAGCTCTCAACTTTAGCGATTTGCGAAGCGAAAGTGATTGCAGACTTGTGGCCAGCGATAACAGCGTGACGCTTGACAGCGTTAGAAGAAGTGGAATCAGTACCAGTGTTGGGGTTCATCCAAGTCTTGCCAGAAGCACCGCGTGGTACCAAGTTAGATACATACACAGTGAAGCGGTCGATCATGCCGATCTTGCCGTTACGCAAAACGCTAGATGCGTCACCCATGAACTGGGCTTGAGCCAAGTTCGATTGCATCAAGATTTGGCGCTCTGTTGGGGTGATAACCAACCAACGGTCAGTCTCAGGCACGTTAGCTTCGTCCAACACGCTAGACAAAGCAGTAATGCTTTGCAGAATGTTAGCAGCAGTCAAAGTGATCGCGGCGGTGTCAATACCGAGGTTATAACCACCAGAGATTGCACCAGCGGTAGCGCCTTGATTAGCTGAATCACCTTGGTTGAAGTTCGTGTACAAGATGTCCTTGTCGATGTTGATCTTCATCTGCATTGCGGCGTCGTTGGTGAACATGTCCATCAACTTAGGCTTTGCTTGGAGTTCTAACACGTTGTTGACGTTGACACCGAAGTACTTACCCTTGTTGATCACCAAAGAAATAGTTGAAGGGGCAGGAACTTCGTAAGCCAAGTTTTGGCCAACAGAGTAGCTGTTGATTGTGATCGAAGGGATCGTGTTGATGATGACGGTATCACCCATGCCGGTGATGTCGCCTTGCCAGTCGGTGTTAGCGATTTCGCCGAACACTGTGGCTGCATAGAACTTCTGAGCCAACTTACCAGACCAGAGGGCTGGAATGAAGGAGCCAGAATATGCGGTGCCTGAATAGGCTACCTGACCGCCGGGGGTGTTAAAGCCACCGGAGTTAATGGGATACGCTGCTGCTGCGGTAATTGTAGACATGGAGGTCCTCTTTGTTAAAAAACGGTTTGATTACCGCCATGTCTGGGGACGCTGCTTAGTAGCGAATACGTCCTTCCGTCGTGGCGGCGTGGATATCTTTTTCAATCTGCACCGCTTCTGCTTCGTCGATGAACCCGCGTCTCCATTCGGTGTAAAACACATCTATATCCTGTTGGCTATAAACACGTTTGTCTACGTTTGGATTCGTAGGAGCTGGCGACGTACGCGAGCGGGTCGGTGCTACTTGACTCTGAAGATTAGGTCTAGTTGGCTGATTTTGTGCAGGCGCTATAGACTTCTTGTATTGATTGAAGATGGTAGCCGTTCGTGTGGCGTCCAGTGCTTCATACGCGTTTGTTAACGCATACTGGCGTGGCATACCGTAAACAGGGTCTACTTCTGCTAACCAACCCAAGAAACCTTGGTCTACATTGAGGGCTTCCCAATCTGGTACTGCTTTAACCAGAGCGTTTTCATAGCGATCTTTATCAGACACTACTTGACGATCTGAAACATTACCTAGCTTGCCCTTCAATTCGTCGATCTCTGCGCGTAGCTGGGTTTCAAGGTGGCGGTTGCCCGCTAGCTTTTGCTCAGTTGCTCGCTCGATTAGATCAATCAGATCAGAACCAAATGCTTCTTTGTCTTGCTCAGTGATAAGAGTCTTTCCCGGGGCCGGATCAGCTTGGACTGGTTGTGCTTTGGCTACTGCGTTTTCTGCAATAAGCTGTTTGATTTGTTCATTCAGCTCACGCGTCTGCGCGTATAGACGAGGCACTTCAGCATCAAACTTACCTTTTAGAGAATGGAACTTTTGTTCCCAAGTCTCTTCAGATACCGCTGGCTTCGGATCATTCTCTTGCGAGATCGGTTGCGGTTGCGGATCAGGTGCAGGTTGTGGGTCTGTAACTAGTGGTTCACCAGTGTCCGGGTTAACGGGTTGGTTTCCATTAATCTGCGCAATAAATGCGTCAGCTTCTTCAACTTGCTGTTGAACAGCGCGTGGCAATGCCATATCTCTATCTCCTTCGCTCCGACTCACGATGTGGACGCCAATTACGGTGTGTCCTCGTACGTTTACGGTCAGCTACTACGTTTAAATTTTGATTGTGGGCTCCGACTTTACGGTCAGCTCACTATCTGCGAAGTTTAGTTAACAAAGTGCTACCTGTGTCAACAAGGTCAAGGAAGTCCTTCACCTGCAATGCGCGGCCCTGAAGCCGACACATTTCATCTCTATCTTTTGACTCACTTAGGCGCTGAAGCGTATCTGCATGAGTCAGTTGCAAGTATTCTACCAGTGGTTGAAACTCTTGCGATTTCAATAGTGTAAGGCAACGAGCGACACGCTCGTCAACTCGCACCATTTTTATTTACACATTCCGTCAGTTTTTGCGCACTCAGATGTGTACTCAGAACCGCCGCGCTTGCCTAAATTTATGATGTTGCCATCATTGCCGCCTGCACCTTGTGATGCTGGGCCTTTAGACATACCGTCGGTCTTGGCTGATTCTTGCTTGTACTCAGCGCTGCGCTTTTCCATTGGGTTTACTGCTTTCATGGATTTACTCCGTTAGGTTAGATGCGATTATGTACAACATTCTACAGTTGTCAAGAGCCAACTCCGCTCATTGGAGCAAAATTGTTGGTTACGGGTGCGCCATTCTCTAATGTTGCACCGGGTTGCGCGTTTGGTGGAGTACCACCAGATTGCGCTTGTCCGTTCTGCTGAGACATCTGCAACTGCTGTTGTTGCATAGCCGCTTGCTGTTGAGCCTGTGCCATACGAGCTTTAATGATCTCGATGGGTGGCACGATATTGTCTGGGTTCAAGTCTAGAGTCTTAGCAGACTGACGCAAGAGCTCTGCGATGCCTTCCACGCCAACAATCTGTGCGGTCATGGGGTTAGACAGGGCGATCTGCAAGAACTGAGTCTGACGCATCTGAGCTTGTTCCTTAACGAGTAACGATACAGCCCCGCGTGCAACAATGTTTACGTCGCCCTTCAAGTCTGGATCATCTCCGTAGCGCATGTTGTAAAAATACAAACGCTCAATGGCTAATCGGATCACGTTCTCATCGATAGACGCAATGACCTGCTTAATGGCTTTACCAGCGTTAGACATGAGCATGCTCATACCTGAGGCCGTACGACCTGCACCACCTGCGGCACTGTCGCCAGTCATATATCGGGGTATACCCGTATATTCATCAGCCAATACCGAGAATTTCTCGTACACAGCCATGAGCTCTTGGGCAAGCGAATTAGGCTGGTAAAACTGCATAGGAGCGGCA